TGCCCCAGGATTCGATCAATGGTCGCATCCGTGAGAGTTCGTCTAGGTCTCCACCAGCTAAGAAGTAATGCAAATTCTTTAGCCTGGGATAGACAACGATCTCGGTTAATACCACTGAGTCCTTGGCTGGCCACAACTGCAATCTGTGATCCTCAACCATCTCAGCGACATCGTCAAAATTATGTGTGCCTCCACTGTATTCTAAAGCAGCCTCCACATGGTGGCGCAGTCTTTCCAGTTGTTCTTGGTCACTCATCGCTTGCCAGCTGGGACAGCATCGAGTCTAAAGACACCCACCCGCCAATCAGCCAAAGTGTTGCCAGTGACCCTCATATTGACTTGGCGGCCAGAAAACCTGACAGAAGTTGGGTTGGCTGCCGTGTATGGTCCAAATGAAGATTGAGTGCCAGTTGGGTAATTTCGGGTTTTGAATGAGACCACCGCCTCACCCAAGGTCTGCTCGTCTGGAACAACTTGGCGCACCGACATGATGTTGTCGCCATTGCCAAGTTGGACTGGGCCACTTTCAGCGTAAAGGCTGGCGCTGTCATAGTTAAAACCGACCTCATGCTCGTAGATATACCCATCACTTGAAACCATCAAAGGATAAGTAAACACTCCGGCATCAACCCCAGAAAGACGGGCCAATGTGCCAATGTTCCAGTGGTTTTCGCGGTAGTTGAAAGTGACATAACTGTCATTCTCATTGCTCGATGCACTTGGGTAATACCACCAAATCTCGCCAAACTTGCTGACATGGACCGCATAGATTTTGGAGGCTTGGGCATAGTTGATGTTGTCAAATATGTAATCTGACACATCACTTGGCAGTGGCTTGACATAGCCGTCATATATCCAAAAGCCTGCGCGTGACATCCAAATGGCTGCCGTATCAATGGCCGCCACCGCTTGGGCTGAAATGAGACCGCAGCCAGAGCCAGCCTTCTCAAAGCCATAGACAAATGGAGCGCCAACATACTGGGCCGTGTGGACATCCACATCGGTAAACAGTAGATTGACACCCTTGACCCGCTTGCCAGCGATCAATGTGCCAGGGCTGGCCAAGTCATAGTCGCCTGCAAGGTTGTCGCCTGCTGGTGTCCAAAGGGTATTGTTCTCTTGGTCGCACCACTGCACCTTGCGTGGGTTTCCACCAGCGCCAAGGGCAAAGATAATGCGCTCTTGCGTGACCAAAACCGCCTTGTTGTTAACTGGTGCATTGGTAATGGCTGCGGCCAGTGTAGGTGTTGCAAACCCTAATTGCCACTCATAGAGCTTGCCATCAGTGCTAGAGCAAGCAATCAAATACTCGCCCCATGTATCGAGTGACCAAGTGGTGGCAGGGATTGGTGTGCCAGTGTCTGGCCGTGCCACACCATAGGCAAACGTGCCATAGGTGCTGTATCCATAGCCCGTCAGGGTTGTGGAGCTTGCGTAGCCACTGGTGAAGCCCGTTGGCGTAATGTCTTTGAGTGTCCCAGCCTCATTCATGGCGTAGAGCTTGGAGTGTGTTCCAGCGCCAATGTATCGGTTGCCACTGTTATCGCGCCAAGTGATGATGCCTCGGCATGAGCCAGTCATCTGTGAGCTTGACCTGGTGCGCCATCCATTGATGGGGCGCAGTGTCCCCTCATACCAGCGCACTAGGTTTGCGTCATACCAGCGGCCTGCTGCCTGGTATTCAGTACCATTTCGGAAAACACCTGGGGGTAGCTTTAAAGGTATGTACATGGCAGTATTTAGGTAATGTTTGAGACAAATGTCATTGTCGCAATAAGTGATGCCGTTGAGGGGTAATTTCCTGATGCAGCATAGGTCTGAATGCTCACCATGGTGCTGTCAGTCTCCCACCAAAGTTCCACGTAATCAGTTGCGTCTAAGCTCAAAAAGTAATTCCAGCCGACCAGGGCATGGCCATTGACTGATCCATGTTTGCTTGGCACTGCAAAGAATCCAGTTGAGCCAGTGACCACAGTCCCATTGATCTTGAGCCAGACCCTGACATCATGGTCCTGAGAGTCTGGGTTTTCAAACTGGCCAGACCATTGCAAATTCCAAATGCCAGCGTCAGCGACTGTGATCCTTGAATTGCTTGCGATAGTCACGCCATTGGCGTAATCGACAGTATTCAGTGTCATGGCATAGGCCGTGTTGGCCGCTGCTGCCGTTTGATCTACAGTGCTTTGAAAAGCCCCATAGGGGTTGTTCATAAATCGACCGCCTCTTGGTCCAAACAGAGACCCCAGTACACTGGCCAGCTTTTTGAAGTAAATGGTCAAAGAGCCATTGTTCTCATTGAAATGCCTGCGCTCATACACCTCGGTCGGATAACCAAGGGTCGGTGGTGCTGGATTCTCAAGTTGTTGTGTTTGGCTGGCCATGGCTAATTATGTCAGGACAGACAGTGCATGGTTGATGTGTTTGATCCGATCATCGAGGCCAATAAACCCGCCATTGATCTTTTTGGTCATGGTCCGGTAGTCTTGATTGTCTGCATACTGGTTGAGCTTGTGGGTGTCCCAAAACCACCCAGCAGTTAGCGCAGCATACTGGGGCGTGGCCACCAGCTCTGGCTGCATGATCAGGTCCACGCCAAGCGCCTTGCCAGCGTGGTGGTAGTTTGCAGAGCCTGTTAGCTGGATGCACCCTCTGCCTCTAAACCGATACCCATCACCACTTGCCTCATCCCTGTTACCCATGCGACTGCTGTAGACAGTGTTAGCAATGAGCTTGGGATTCCTGGCACACATCTGGGCCTTGGCAGCGTCAAAGCGCTTGGGCCAGAGCTTTTGCAAAGCCTCTGCCCTGTAATTCAAATTCTCTTCCAAGATTCTGAAGTTGCCACACTCATGGCCACACTGGCCAATAAAGGCAGCCTGTCTCAGTGGCGTTGAAATGTCAAAGCGCTGAAAAGTCTCATTAAGCGCATCGACCCACTCTGGACCAATGTGCAGTTGCTGGAGCTGCTGACTATTGACCATTGACAAGTCTCCTTACTTCTTCGTAGGCGCTGGCGCAGGCGTTGAGCTTGGTGATGGCTTTGTCTCCTTCGGCTGCGATGTCGATAAGAGCTGCAATAGTCTGTCGCTCAGATTCGCTTGCATCGGACTGGCTGGGTTGTGTATCTCCAGTGGCAGCGCTGGCACTTGCATTGGCTTGTGGACAACTTGGGGCTGGGAGGCGCAGCCGACCAGTCCGAGCAAGCTCATGCATAGCAGACTGTTTTTTCTTGACATCATCTTGGGCCTTTCTGAGTTTCGTTTCCTGATCTTGCAGTTTCTCGCCAAGCTCTTTCTCTTTGGCTCTGGCTTCATCATTCTTTTTGGCAATGGCAATCTTCATGTCATTGTCTCGCTCCAGCCACCCATAGTGGTGGCCCACTCGGTATGAGCCGAATAATGAGACCAAGACACCAACAATGAGCCAGGGTAGGGGTATTGGTAGCATTATTCTGCCTCCGTTCTTGCCTGCGCCAGCTGTTCGCGCTCATGGTCATCCTCAAGATGGTCCGGTGGCGTGTCTGGTGGTGGACCAGGAGTCCAAGACTCGTCTAGCTCTGGATTGGTCCACTTGGGCATGGCGCCAAACGGCTGATTTGGTATGCCATTGGTGGTGGCATTGAACCCGTGGTTGTTGCTGTATCCATACTGGCCGCCCATCATGGGCTGGCACATTGGCTGCATCATGGACTGCTGTCCACCAAAAGCCTTGGCAGCAGACCCCACAGCCTTTTTGCCCATCACCGCACCAATGCCACCCACAATGAGCAGCACAATATCATTGAGCATTTTGGTATATGCCTGGTCTATTGGGGCCATGGATTTGATGGGCTGGGTCACAAAGGTCACAGAGTACAAAAGTGCCACCACAATGAAGCAAAGAATGCAAGTCACTGCAATGACTACAAATCCCCAGACTCTGACCTCGATCTCGTCAGGGGTTAGATTTTGCTTCTGGCTGGACATCGTTGACCTTTTTTTCAAGAATTGGTGCGACCAAGTATTCTGGACACATCTGGGTAAACAAACACTTTGGCTTTTGACACTCTGGTGCATGGAAATGGTCAGGATTCTGGCACTTGTATCGATACCGATCTTCGCAGCCAGTGAGCATTATCAAAGCAATTGCAAGCAGATATTTCATGTGTATACATCCACAGAATTAGGTTTGACCCATTGTGTCTTAATCTCTTTGGTCTTATGCGCCAGTTCTGCCTGCCT